CGGTGCGAAGAGGGTAGAGCGTAATGACCGCTTCGGATATTGTAACTGTAATCGCTGGTGTCGGTGCGCCGCTCACCATTGTCGGCGCCGCCGTCACCTTTGTCGTGAAGCGTTTCGACAAGATCGAGGATCGCCTCAAGCTCTCCGAGCAGAAGTATGCGCGCCTCGACCGCGACCACGGCCGGTTGATGGTGCAGGTCGACCGCTGGCGCATCGCCTTTCGCATCGTTTCGGCAGAGCTGCGCCGGCACGATGCCGACAACGAGGCGCTGCAGATCGCGCAGGAGATGCTGGTCGAAGAGCCGCCCGTTCACGCGCCTGATGACGTGATGGACGATCTGCTTTCGAAGCTCGAACAAGAAGGACGCAAGAATGCCCAACCCGAATAACATGGCGCCGAGTGCGCGCGTCGAGCAGTTCGTCAAGAGCTACGAGGGCTGCAAGCTCAAGGCGTATTACGCTACAGCTGACGAGAAAGCGCGCGGCGTTGCAACCATCGGTTGGGGCGAAACCTCCGGCGTCAAGATCGGCATGGTATGGACGCAAGCCGAAGCCGATGCGCGCTTCGATGCGCGCATCAAGGAGTTTGCGCGGGGCGTCGCCAAGCTCTGCGCCGGTGCGGAGACCAGTCAAAACGAATTCGATGCGCTGTGCTCCTTCGCTTATAACGCGGGCCTTGGCCGCGCGAGCATTCCGGGCAAGGGCCTGGCGCCGAGCACGCTGCTCAAATACCACGTCGCGGGCAAGCACGTCCTGGCCGCTGCGGAGTTTCCGAAGTGGAACAAGCAGAGCGGCGTCGTGCTGGACGGATTGATAGAGCGCCGTGCGCGTGAGCGCGACATCTACGCCCACGGCATTTACCGGGACCATGACGCATGACACTCGGCAAACTCGGGCTCGGCTTCTGGCGCAACGCGTTCTTCTATTTCGCTGCGCTGTTCGTGTTCGGGCTTATTATCTGGCAGCTCGTCACGCTCGAGCCGCCGACGAAGTGGTGCCCGGTCGATAACCTGAGCGTGTGCTACACCGCATTAATCCGGGTGCTTGACATCAAGGATCATGCGCTGATCGGCCTGCTCGGTGTGCTCGGCGTCATTGTCGTCGGCTCGATGGTGGTGAGCTACCGGCTCAACGTCAATGCGGGCGGCGGAGCCGAGGGCTTCCACGTCGATATCCAACAAGATCATACCACCGTGCAGACGCCCGGCGGCACCGTCTCTGTGCCCACTGTGCCGACAGCACCCCAACCGCCGGAGGCGATCTGATGCCATTCTTTCTGCTCGGCCTAGCGGCCAAATTCTCTTCGGTGTGGAGCTTCATCAAAGCACATGCCGCAATCTTCCTGACCGCAGCCTTCGGCCTGGCGTTGCTGATCGCCGTGCTTGTGGTATACGACCGTGGGCAGTCGGCCGGCGCGGACAAGGTGACGGTGCAGGTTGCGCAGCAACATGCCGCCACGGTCGAGCTTGCGCGCAAGGATGAACAGGTGGCGCAGACCGTGAGTGACGTCACCGGCGCAAGGGTGGTTGCGATCACCGGAGCCAATCACGATGAGACCCTCGCACAGATCAAGGAGATCCACGATGAACTTGCCAAACTTCAAGCAGCTCAACCGACTGTGCCTATTGCCGCTGTGCCTGACAGCGTGCGCGCACAATCCAACGCTGCCGTCGCAAGTGCGAACCGATCGGCCGACTATACCGGCCCCGCCGACTGAACTGAAGAAGACCGAGAAGCTCACGCCGATCACGACCGGCGACCTCGACGATTACGCCACGCATCACGCCGAAGCGGCCGGCGCCGTCGCGCGCCTGAACGCACGCATAAATGGTTGGCGCACTTGGGCTTACTGTGTTACGCAGGCGCTAGCCACCGGCTCTGCGCCGGCTGGATGCAAGTAGGAGAAACCGTTTGTCGTCACCCCAATTGTCCGACGCATTGTGCGCCGAGACCTTAGCCGCATGGGAGGCCGCTGGCCGAAACCAATGCAAAGCTGCCGAAGCCGTCGGCATATCCCGCGGCACATTCCAATCTCGATTGCGCACAGCGCGCCGGCGCGAAGAGGGATCACCGATTGAGGGCGGCTTGATCGAGCGCGACCGCGCCGAGGTCATCGGCGAAATGCCCTACATCGTGAAGGGCGTGTCAAGCTATTTCAACAAGGACGGCGACCTGGCCGGCCAGTGGGTCAAGACCAAGATCGACGAAGAGGCGCGACATGCCGCACTACTCGCCGCGATCGATGTGCGTTGCGCCGGGATCTTGCCGCACCCGCCCCGCGTGTATCTCCCCTCGGCACCGCACACTGGTCTTCTCAATCTGGTGACGTGCACCGACTTCCACCTCGGTATGCTCGCATGGCACAAAGAGGGCGGCGCCGATTGGGATATCGGGATTGCGCGCGAGACCTTCCGCGCATGCTTCGGCGGGATGCTACGCATGATGCCCAAGGCCGATGTCTGCGTCATCAACCAGCTCGGCGACTATCTGCACTTCGACGGCATGAAGGCTGTAACCCCGGAGCATGGCAACATCCTCGACGCGGACAGCCGCTTTCAGAAGGTGGCTGACATCGCCGTCGACCTGCTCGAGGAGCTGGTGTTGATGGCCCTCGAAACGCATGAACGCGTACACGTCGCGCCGATGGAGGGCAATCATGACGAGAGCAGCTCGGCATGGCTCCGGATCATCTTCCGCCGGCTCTTCCGTGATGAGCCGCGTGTGTCGGTCGAAGATAGCCCGCTGCCCTACGCGATCTATCAGCACGGCAAACAGCTTCTCGGCTTTCACCACGGCCACAAGCAGAAGCCCGACCAACTGCCCGAGCTGTTCGCCGCGCAATTCCGCAAGGAGTGGGGTACCTCGGAGTTCTGCCACATCCACAGCGGGCACCAGCACCATCTGTACGAGAAGGAGCGCAGCGGCGCGACGGTGCTGCAACATCCGACCCTGGCAGCGCGCGACGCCTATGCCGCGCGGGGCGGATGGATCGCCGACCGGCGCGCAATAGGCATCACCTATCACGCCGAGACGGGTGAGGTGGGGCGCACGATCGTCAAGCCCGACATGTTCGGCCTATAAAGAAAAGGCCCGATGCTTTACGCATCGGGCCTCACTTGTGAACGAAATGGCAGAAACTTTACGCCAGCCCTAGCGCCGACAGATACATCTCCTGCTCAGCGAGCAGCGTGTCGCGCGCATCCTTCTGCAGCTTCCGCATCTTCACGGTGTAGCGCATCATCGCCGGGTTGAAGCCGGTGCTCTTCGCTTCGAGATAGACGTCCTTGATGTCATCGGCCATCGCCTTCTTCTCTTCCTCGAGGCGCTCGATGCGCTCGATGAGAAGGCGAAGCTGATCGACAGCAATGCTGTTGTGGCCGGCGCCTGGCGTGTCAGCGGTCATATTGCGTCTCCTTGTATGGTGAGAGTGTAGGGTTCGAGGTCGAGCGCCGGCTGCGTCTCGCGCACCTCCGGCATGGTGGCCTCGGCGATCGGGCACGGCTTCGACAACCGCGCAAGATACCATGCGGCCTTGTCGATGGACTGCTCACCGCCCTTCATCCGTTCGCGCCACACGTATTTGAGCGCGTTGCCCTTGCAGTATCCACGGAACTCCTCGGGAGTGAGCGCCGCCTCGATAGCGTCGATGCATTCTATCGCACCCGATGTGTAATGTTCGGGATGATTGACTTCGTCCGTCATGTCAGTTTCTCCTTCATCGCTTCTAGTAGCACAGATTGCACGGTGCGTTTCGTGTCCAGTCTGGTGTAGACCAGTTCATCAATCGTGTTCTTACACAACAGATAGTACAGATACACTGCGCGAGGGTGCCCGGCTTGCACTTGGCGTAACGGGCCAATGCGCTCGATTATCTGTTGGTGTTCTTCCAAGTTCCATTGAACATCATAGAACGCTAGGATGTTGCCAGCGTCCTGTAAGTTAAGACCGTGACCCAAACTCGCTGGGTGAGCAAAGAGTAAAGGGTAACGACCACTGTTCCATTCTTTCTCGATGTTGTCACCTAACTCCTCCTTGGTCTTGCCGTAAGGGAAGCGCTTCTTGAGTCGAGCGAGGCTCGGCTTGAAATGATACGCCACCACCACGGGCATTCCGTTAGCCTCGTCGAGGATCTGCTCAAGCGCATCCAACTTCGCACTGTGCAATTCATCATAGGCCGTGGCGTCGGCATCTGTAAACAAAAATCCACTCGTGATCTGCAGGCATTTCATCGACCGCGCTGCGGCGTTGACCGCCTCAATCTCCACATCCTCGCGCAGCTCGAGGAACATCTTCTGTTCCATCTCCCGGTACATGGCCCGGACGCGCGGCGGCAATTCGACCTCGACTTTCACGACGATCGGATCGTCGATGCTCATATAATCGGCAGGGTTGATGGTGAGGCAGACATCGCGGATGGCGTCTTCGATCTGCGCCTGCGCAAAGTCGAGCGGTTCGATGCTGAAACCGTTATACCCTTTGCGAAACCAACGGTCGATGAACGCGGTGTAGGTCCGGCCGAGGCGTTCGCCCTTGTCGATGAACCACATCTGCGCCCATAGGTCTTGCAGTCCGTTGGGCGCTGGCGTGCCTGTCAGGCCGACAAAGCGATCGACCCGGCTGTGTGCCACTCGAGCGAGCGCTTTGCCCCTGACGCTGCCCTTGCCGCCAAGCCTGAACGACTTCACCTTGGTCACCTCGTCGGCGACCACATTGCGCCACGGCCAATCCGCGCCGATCGTGTCGACCAGCCATGGCAGATTGTCATAGGAGCACGTGTAGATATCGGCGGCGCTGTCGCGCAGCGCGCGCAACCGCTGGTCCGCTGTGCCGGCGATGACGACCGCGCGCTTCCCCTCGAGGTGCTGCCATTTGGCAAGCTCGTTTGGCCAGGTCGTCGCGGCCACGAGCTTGGGCGCCAACACAAGCGCCGGCTGTTTGGCTTCGACCAATTCCAAATCGCTCAGAGCGGTGAGGACGGAGGACGTCTTCCCGGCGCCCATCGCGGCAAACAAAAGCCCGCGGCGATGGGCGGTGACGTGATCGACCATGGCCTCGGTCCAAGGGCGATAGCTGTATGGTTGGCTCACTGCGTATCTTCATCGTGGAAGCTAATCCACACTGTCCTATCCGGTGATTGGATAGAATAGCTTTCTTGATTTAGCCGTCGGCGTAAGATCGCGCCGAGGTGCTCCGCGTGTGCCCATAGTTCTGCAGGAGTAGCAGGAAAGCGTGGGTAATTTATCAGGCCAATGACAAGACCAGAAGACTCCCCGTTGGTGTACACGTAACGAGTTTTGGTTACTGTGACACAAAAACCTAACTTATCACAATACTCCCGACAGCATTGTGCAGCGCCAAGCGCACTGCCTGCTATAAAAATGCTGATAGGATAGCTTGGCGCTTCAACTCGTTTCATATTATTTCGATCCTGCAGGGTATTGGAGTTGCTAGAGTTATCGCCTGTGATCCCGAAAGATAGCATCGACGCGCCAAAGCTCGGTTGGCTCATCTTCGAACTGGTAGGTGTCGCCCTCTTTTACGCTTGGCCTCTCGGCGAAGGTGGCCATCATCCACGAGGCTTGATCGGGATTATTACCGATCTTGGTGAGAGCCATGACGTAGGTCATCTTACCTTCTCCACCGCGCAATGAAAGCCGCAACCGCCAAAGTCCGCACCGCGCACGGTAGTCGGCTGGTCGAGCGGGATCTCATCAAGAAATCCTCTGATGTTTTTCAATTTGCCATCCACCTTCTCTCGGCGGAGAATAACCGGACGAGCCCCGAAGCGTCGGGCCTGGTCATTGCGTCTAGCAAACACCTCGGGGAAATGCTTTCGAATTAGCGCCCAATAATTTGGCGAGCTTGATTTCACGCACCCAATGCAATTGCCGTTCGGCATGCCGATGTCGTATACGTAAGGGCGGCGTACACCATGTTGGGCTAATATGGCGTGCGTGTCTTTCTTCTTGAGCCCCATCTCGACCAGTGGTGCGCGCTGGCGCAGTAAAGGATACGCCTCTTGCATACGAACGAAGCGCGCGGCATCAAGCTTGTCGGCGGTATACCCCCATAGATGAGTATCGCTCGGTAATTGGTAATCCATGCGCGGAGCAAACTTCATTTCTCCGGTGCAGGGTGCACCATTCACACCTGAAAGATACCGTCGCTTCTCAAACACATCATCGATCGTGTCGAACTCAGTGCTGCGAATACGCGTGATAGGCCTGCCATACCACTGCTCAAGATCATTAATGAATCGATGGCTGTCTTCGTGCACGCTATCGCCTAGATCGCAGTGCACAAACTCAACAGTAGGATCATCGCGCAGCGACAACCATCCCAAGACAGCACTGTTTACGCCGTCAACCCACACTAAGGTTCTGCTCATCTCGGCAACTCCCTTACGAACTTCTGCGCCGTGGTGACCAGCACGATCAGCTCGGCCGGTGTAAGCGACAGCGTGCGCACCGTGCCGAAACCCGATGTCAATGCAATCTCAACCCGACCCGGCACCATGCTCGCACCGATTCGGGCGAGCTGTTCTCCGGATACCGGGCTTTCCATGGCCTTGATGCTCTCGACCGTGGCATCTGGCGCGATGTGCGCGAAGCGCACGACCAGCGCGTTGAGCAATAGCGGGCGCTCCGGCGGCGCGAGTGGCAATTCGGGATCGTTCGCGGGCGGCGGGATTTGGGTCACATGCTTCTCCTCAGTGCGTCATCATATCGATGAAGATGTCGACGCCTTCCTTGGTGTCGATGGCCCACACGTCACAACCTGCAGCCTTCATCTTCTTGATCTCGCGCGCCTGGTGCGCGTCCGGTGCGAGGTCAGGACGCTTGCACTCGACCCACGCATGGCGTTTGGTCTTTGCCCAAAAGCAAAAGCGATCGGGGCACCCACGGCGCCCGGCCCATATCGCCTTGCGGATCTCGCCGCCCGTCTCCTCGACGCGCTTGACGAGATAGTTCTCGATGACCAGCTCGAGCGGGGTGCGCTTCATTGTTCGCCCTCATGCATTTGCGCCCACACGCCGTGAAGAAAATATGCGAACCCCACGGTCCACATCGCGAACATAAATCCAGCAATCATAGCTCACTCCTTACGGTAGCGTGGCCCCTCGAAGCCGGCGGCGGCGAGGGGCAGGTCGTCTATATCTGGCCAATCGGGTTTGGACGCAAGCAGATTCGTCAGCTCAGCGACCGAATAATCATCGGTGTCGGGCACCTCGGTGACCAATTCGTCATGCACGAGCAGCCCGATCGCGTACCCGGCGTCTTCCGCCGGCCCCATGTTATGCCCGAGGATGTCGCGCGAAACGCGCTGTGTCAGGTTGTTCGCGATCTTCCCTCCGTATGTGGAGATCTTCTCCCACCGCCGGGTGTACGGATTCAAGCCCCAATAATAGCACTTACCCCCGTCCACCCCTGGCGATGCGTAGGTCAGGTAGCCGCGCTGCGATGGCAGTTTGATACGAAGCCATGCGCCCTTCTTCTGCAACGTGACCTTGCGGCAGTGCACTTCGAGACCGGGATTGAGCACCGCCTCGCGCCATGCATCTTCGAGGTCGCGCCAGAAACTGCGGATGTTCTCATTCGCATCGCGCCACGCGGCGACCACTCTCTTCACCTCCGCTTCTGGTAGATCCAAACCGTAGAGCTGCGCCATTTTTCCAAAGGCGCCCACCGCTCCTTGGAAGCCGCAGTTGTGCACAATCAGTGCGCCATGGTCAGTCAGGATGGTGAAGCGATTGTGCGGCCCCGCATGTGCAATGTCGAAGACAGGCGAGAGCGACATCAAGTCGACGCTGCAGGTCTTGGACTTGTCGCTTGTTATTGTTGTTTTGCTTTCGAGTGATGAACCGGAGGTTCCCCGGTTCGTATCCTCGATCGCAGTTCTCTCGATCAAGGTCGAGTTCAGGTTTGTTCCATCCTTCGAGTGTAATGAGGTGGGCAAGAAATCCCGCTCGGTCTTCTCGCCAAGGGGCATAGACGTGAATGCCGCGCCCTCCATAGTTAGGATAGCCGGCGTCTCGTGGGTTGTGGCAGCGATTGTAGCAGGCAGAGATACGATTGCAGAGGCGACGTCGATGCTCTGCGTCGGGTATGATGTTGGCGTATCCGAACCATTGTTTGACGACTTTCCTCCCAGCGGCGTGAGCGCACTTGGCGCAGCGTGTACTACGTCCTGAGCGCAAGCTGCTAATGTGCACGTTGTGGGGCGGTGCCGCGCAAGAGCAAACAACTTGGACGCTGATAACCCCTCCCCGCGCCCCTCGGTTAATGCCCAAGACTGTAAGCTCGCCAAACCTATCGCCCGCGCTCGGCACCGGGAGGTGGGGCACAAAGCGACCACCCTCGTCTGTTGCCAACCGTTGCTTAGGACTAGGTGATCGGGCGTCATGCTCACGCCGTCGAACTTCATTACGGGTTTCACCCCCCGGTCTATAAGTCCGCCGTGGCGCACCCAAGTCGTCCCGTCCCATAGCAAATCCTCCTGTGCTATATCCTTGATAGCTACAGGCCCTCTGTCTGTCAACACTAAGGTTTCAGGGCCAAGACATGCTAGTTCCGCGACCTTGCCGAGCTGACGTTGATCCTTTGTCACCTTGTCCAGGGGCACCCCGAAGCTGCGACTGAATGCTACCTTGTAAAGATCCGGCCCGGTGCCCGCGTCGTAATCCCGGAAGGCCTGCAGCTTCCACTCCTCGCCGGCGAGCCACGCGAGGACGCGCCCTTCGATGTTCGCGAGATCCGCAACGACAAGCTTCTTACCCTTGCTCGCGACGATCAACCCGCGCAGCGAATTGGCTAGGCCCTTCATCACATTGTCAGTGACGAGATCCTCACACCCGGCTTTGAGCGCATCGATGAACTGCTCGATCAGGTCGTTCTTCCACGTGGGGCGCGGAAGGTTCTGTGGCTGGAACAGACGGCCGGACCAGCGTTGCGACGCCACGGCACCGGAGAATTGCAGCGCGCCACGGACACGCCCGTCGCTGATGACCTGCAAGAGCTTGCTGTATTTTGCGCTCGACGCGCTCGATGCCATCAGCCGAACGCGGAGCAACTCCTTGAGCGGCTCGGGGATGTTGGGATCTTCGATGCGCCGCTCGAGTGTGCCGGCACGCAGATCGGGCAAGTCGATGCCGTACTCACCAAGCACGTGGCGTAGGAGCTGGTCGCGCTTGGTCGCGCTCTCGACGCCTACGCCCTCATCCGGATCGTATTCGGTCAGTGCCTGCGCGCGATCGCGCAGCCGCTCCTTCTCGTCGGCGACCGCGCGCTTCGCCGCCTCGGCAAGATCGACATCGACACCGAAGCCGCGATCGTTGATGGCCTGGTCGCGACACCACAGCGCATGCTCGACCGGATTGTCGAAGAACGACCATCGCGGCATCTTCTTGTAGAGGTAGCGCATCGAATGGATATCGCCGCCAGCATAGTCGAGGAACTCCTGCCACTCCACCGGATGTGTGTCGCGCGTCTTGCGGCGCAGCTTGGTGTTCTTCGCCTGGGGCACGCAGAACATGCGGATATAATCTTTGCCGCCCTTGTGTTTGGCCAGCGCCTCCGGCACACGGAAGATCGCGCAAAGCTTATCGAGGCCGCCCGGCAAGCCATGCGACATGGCGTTTACCATAGTGTCATGGATCTTCTCGGGCGGGATCTCGAGTTGCCCGAGCTTGCGCAGAATGCACCGATCGAAGCCGCTGTT